GTTCTGACGAACTAACAGTGATTCATATTCTTCAGATGAAAGGTTAATAATTGCGCGATGATATTGTCTGCATCGCTTACAAATTGTGTGGCGTTTATTTAGCTCTTTGTTTTGATAAGGAAAGAACAACGACTCTTTCGTTTGTTTGCAGATTCGACAGGTGACAAAATCATCAGTCTGAATCTTCCGCTTCGTCATCATCATCCGTTCCGAAGCTCGCAAGACGATCCTCTAATGGAAGTGACAGATACGATTGAAGTGTGGCCGCAACTGCTCTGTTGAGTAATGATTCGATAGCATCAAAAGAAAGATTCTGATCGGTTGTCATTTCTGTCTCAACATCACCAATGCTGATGGAAATGTTTAGCATTTGGTCAACTCCCATCTCATGTCAAGTAAGTCGTCAATAAACTCGTCAACAATGGCGCGTTGGCGCGGGGAGTAATGAGGAATGTTTCTTGCCCTTGATGCGTGTCCAAGAGCTTCATCAATTTCACTGATGGATTCCCCTGAGATAGGGAACTCTGATAACGCAAGTGTAGCATAGAACTTTGACAACATTCTAGGCATTTTGTTGTCTCGCCTTCATAATCGCTTGGAGATCGTAAGTTGACCCACGCTTTTCAATTTCAAACTTCTTGACTAAACGATAGACCTCTCGTTGTGTCATCTGTAGCCAAGCAGAGATGGCTTCAATGTCAAGAAAAAATCTGCGGTTCGGGTTACTCATTGCCAATGCCACCAATCTCAAGACCGACCATTGTTGTTTGCATCCAAAGCAACTGACATCTTGAGTTAATTGTTCAACATCAATGACAACAAAGCGATTGCAGTCATCAGTTGGACAAGGGATTCGTCTTGCCTGTTCTTTGAACTTCTTAGCTGCTGCACGCCCCCGCGCATGAAGCCCCCATAATTCCCCTGCGAAGTCTAACGCCCATTCCTGTTGCAATGTCCACGACAAGTGGGCAATGTGGAACTCGCAGGTGGCCTGCACTTCAAGGTCGGTGCCGTGTTCCTTGGCGACCAGCGCAGGCGGTGTCAACTGCCGTTCGCGCCTGATGATTTGCTCCCACCCGTGAAGGATGGCAAGAAGGTCAGTTGCCATGGAGAAATCCAGGGCATTGACATTGATTCCGATGGAGCGTTCGGCGGTGACGGCGCCACTGCCGGTGCGCGACGGCTCAAGGTAGAAGCCTGCTTCATACTGCAACTGTGGCAGCTCGCGCAATATCGCTCTCATTCGCCCGAAGCAACTGCGACATTCGGTTTCAATCTCAGACTTGCAGACTTGGCAGATCATTAGAAGGCAGGCTCCTCGCTTGTGGATAGAACTGTGGATAACTGTGTCCAATACTGAGGCGGTGTTGTTTCAAAGAGTCGGTAACCCTGACAGGTGTGATCGGCAAGAATGACTCGATCCTTGTCGCCCTTTGCCCACTTGATTCGGTTGACACTTCGCTCCACGGCTTCAAAGGAGACACGGGTGCGGTGCAACTCGTAGGTCATAAGACCAGACAGGCGCTTGATGATTTCTTCCTCAATGGTCAGTCGCGGAGTGTCAAGACGGCGAGCAAAGCCTGCCCACGAGATACCTGTCCAGATAACCGTTCCGCAACGATTACAGTTGATGGGCTTAAAATCAGCATTCATTAGTCCACCGAAGGTGACCGTTCCACCGTTCCGCGTTCCCCTCTAAAGAGGGGGAACGGCGGAACGGTTTGGTCGGTCTGGTCGTGGTGTTCCGAGAAATTCGTCGGAACAGTATCGGAACGGCGGAACGGTTAGACATTCGGACTCCAAGGCTTGACATCATTGGCAAAGAATTGGTCTTGATGACCGAAAAGATACTTCTGACCATCCTTGCGATAGGTCACAAATCCATTGGCAACAAGACCTTCAATGACAAATTTCAGCTCATCATTGGAGATTGGGATGCCTTCCTTGCGCAGGTGTTCTGCAATCTCATTGCGGCCTAATTCGTAACCAACCCTTGCGAGCAACGATGAGACTGCTTCCATTTTCTGCTCTCGTGTCGATATTTTGACCGTTCCACCTGAAATGCTTACCGAGATAAAACCTTCAGGACTGCTCTTCAGGTTGGCGACGCCGACGGTCTTGGCATCAGGGCAGATGGCGCGAACAAAGCCAGGGCGATCCTTGGTGCAGGTAATATCAAGGGCGCCGTCAATGCCACGGCCAAAGGGCATCGCCACTGACACGGCAAATGCCGCGCCGTCAATATCAGCTCTTTTTGCCTGAGCGCCGATGGCGTAGTTGCCGCGGTTGTCCTTCGACTTGGTTACATGGTCAATGGTCAAGATACCGGCGCCGCCGATGCGCAGTGGCTTGAGAACTTTCTGTGAGAAATGAGTAGCGTCTTTATTCTTCTCTAAATCAAGTCCAAGCAGATTCATTGCGGCATTGACTCCATCAACGACAATGAGAGTGGGCAGGTAAGCCATAATCTCTGTCCGCATAATCTCACCGATTCCTTCACCCAAGGGTTCATCAGGGTTGGCATAACGGAAGAGTTTGAACTTATCTGTTGGCACACGCAAGGTCTTGAGACGATTCAGGATAGACCTAGCAGAGTCTTCAAAATCAAGATAGAAGACAATGTTGTTCTTCTCTAGCTCTTGGCGTATAGCTTCTAATGCAATCCAAGTCTTGCCTGATTCTGATTCACCAAAGATAGCGTTGATTTTGCCAGCGTAGAGCAGGCAGTTGCCGTCTTCTCTGCGAAGCATTGAAGGTGGACTTTCCTGCTCAAGTTCGGTTTCACCGATTTGCTTGGGTATCCACGATGAGTCTTTCAGATTTCCTTCTTCGTCGTGAAGCTGCACAAGTGACGGCGAGTGAACTTCTAGGGTTGAGAGTTCCTTGCGTTGTTCGCCGTAGCCTTGGGCGCGAAGGGCGCGGGCAGAGGCGGTGAAATCGCCACCGTGTTCGACAAGTGTGAAGATGGCAAACTTGGAATAGGAGCGTTCTGCTTCAAATTGAGTGCTAGTGGAAAAGACAAAGAACTTATCGTTGCCAGCGTGATTGGTCGTGGCACTAATGCCATCGTTCTTGCCAGGCCGACGCCACGCGCTCACCTTGTCTCTAGTTGTATAAACCTTTGACCAACCCAAGGGTTCTAATACCTGCTCCCAAGTGACTTTGGCGTTGTAGTCATCCCCTGGTGTGAGTCCTTCGGATTTTGTCTTGATGTCTTCAGTAATGGCGTCATTTTTAGGAATGGCATCAAAGGTGACAAAGAGTTTATGTAGTTGATCGCGCTGGGCAACCGTCAGTGTCGGAATGGACTTGGCATTGCCGACCAGCATTGACCACGCTCCGCCTGACGGGTGGCAGGTGCCGTTGGTCGGTGCGACAATGACAAAGCCGCCTTCACCGCGGGTTTCGGCTAAAACATCAACGCCGCCATTTTCACCAGGGCGACGGGCAAGTTTGGTATTTCCTGGCACTTCGCCATCAATGCGATAGAGCCAATGCAACCCGCCTGATGGCGTTACTTCAACATAACCGTTGTTGATTCGATCCCACACATCAGATAGACCTGCGTTATGAGCCATCTCTTTCAAGTCAAGATGTAATTTGTCGGCAACTGCTCTGCCTTCAAGCTCTAACATCTCCAAGTTGCCTGAGACTTTGCCACAGATGACACCGACGCCTTCGGCATTGGAAAACCAGGTCAACAATTCTTCAGGTGTGGGAAGCCTGTCTTGGTATTGCTTCCAATTTGTCAGCGCAGGGCGCTTGGAGCCGTCGGTTGCCACAGGAACGGCGCAGATGCCGTTAGCAGCGAACTCAAGAGCCGTTCTTAGAATTTCCCCCGTCATTGCTCCCTTTCTTATTTCACAAGTCTGTCAATAATCCATTGCACAACCGGCACCGCCACCGCGTTGCCCATTTGTTTGTAACGGTGCGAATCGGCTTGGCCGTCTGTCCACCCATCAGGAAACCCTTGCAGTCGCTCGCATTCTGTCGGTGTTAGGCGGCGAACGACAGATGAAGTTGACACCGACATTCCATTTCCCCCACTTCGTAGCGTTGGACTTGCTTCTTCACTTGCTTGTGAATCAAGTCCTTGGTTGTGACTAAATGCAATCGCGTGACCACTAACTCTGTCCAATGTGAACATCACCTCTCCATCTTCTCCATAACCTTTACCTTGCGGCCCTGCTTCATCACTTCTTCCAATGACAGTTCCTTGAATCGGAAATACTAATGTTGTCGCTCGTGTGTCACCCATATCAAAAGCATTCAATGTCGGTGCTACCCCCCCCGCAACCCAAGTTTCATCATCGTCACTTGTTTGCGCTCGTTTAGATTTAACGAACCACATCAATTATTGCTTTGTTATCAAGTAAATCATCCGCAGCGAGTCCTTTGTAATCTCTCGCAGCTAAAGTTCCTGTGATTGCTCGCTCGCCACTTGATTCAGCGCCTCTTGCAATGGTGGTGGCAGAACCTTTCCTCGGCGCGTTGCTCTTCGCAAGATACCCTGCGCGGCCTTCTGAGAGAGCGAGTATTTCTTCAGGTGATCTCCCTGCGTCTCCAAGACATCCGACAATGAAGACTCGACGGCGTCGTTGGGGAACTCCGAAGTATTGAGCATCAAGCACCCGCCACGCGATGCGATACCCGCGCTCGACCAACGCTTCAATGACGACGGCCATGTCTCTTCCGTTATTTGAGGAAAGAAG